TTTATACTATCCTCGCTTATTATTAGATCATAGTCTTGTAATAGTGATATTCCGTAGGTTACACTGCCTTGACCTTTTACGCTTGGCTTTACATTACATCCTTTTGCTCGTATCTCACTTATTAGTCGAGGCTCTGCACTATCAGCTATTATTAAACCACCTTTAGCGTGTTGTTCATTTAAGCGTGTTATTTGGCTTGTTGTAAGGCTTGGTAAGTAATAACATTCTTTTAGGTATATTCGTTTGTTAGAAGTGTCTATATTAGTTTCTATTAGGGTTGTAGGATCATTAGAGAATCCGTAGTCTTGACCCCATACACTTACACCTACTCTTTTAAATTGTCCTATCTTCCAATTATTAAATATAACACCCTCAGCTTTATCTAACCATCCACCCATTATAGCGTGTTTGTATTTTAGTGGTCTCCTTATTTTTAAATCGTCTATCTGCTTTAAAAATGACTTACTTAGGTTTTCTAAGTTGTCTTGGTAAGTAGTGTGTATGTAAGTAGTGTTGTCTTTCTCTGTGTTAGTTCCCTCTTGTATTCCTTTATCTTCAAAGAATCTTTGATATATCCAATGCTCTTTAGTTGTAGGGTTGAGGATTAATATAATTCTGTTTTGATTTTTAGTTTCTCTTATTGTAAGGTCTATCTTATCAAACGTACCCTCGTCTGTTAATTCCTCTGCCTCATCTAATACCCAAGTAGTAACACCTGTAATAGATTTAAGGTTTGCTGTCTGATCTCCTGATGAGGTTTTAATACCTTTAAATACTATCTTGCTTCCTGACTTTAAATTAATGATCTCATCTTTAGTTATATGGAAGTCATCAAACTTATCTAACATTTCTATCTTTTCAATAAATTCAGGTATAATAGAAACGTAAGCAGAAGTTAATGTATATCTTGTAAATAGTATTGTGTGGTTTGCTTCGTATGTTAGTAACACAAGCATAAGGTTTACAGAGAATGATTTACCTGATGCTCTACCTCCTGTGATTATGTAATACCTTGTGTCGTTACCTAACTTTTGGTATTTAGGGTTTATGTCTATCACTTAAATCTTATTAAGTCTTTAAAGCTAATGTTAAGACCCTCTGATGAGTTTATGTCTATCTTTTCTTTTGGTTTTCCGTATCTATAGTTGAAGTAGATTTGTATTGCTCGTATGTCGCCTTTAGCTATTAGTTCTCCTAATTTCTTTAAAGCTATGTCGTTGTCAATTACATTGTCTAATTTCTCAACTAACTTAAGCTCATCGGCTTTAGGTTTTCTACCTGCGCCTAATCTTCTACCTCCTCTATTCTCTAATTTGTACATTTTGAAAAACTTTGATTATTCAAATATATAACGTCAATCTTCTTCTTTTTTGTCAAGCTGTTCTTTTATTACCTCAACACTCATATAGATTTGACTTACTATATTTTCTAATCTTTTTATTCTTTGTATTGTAGTGTGTTTTTTGTTTACCATAGTCTGCCTTGTTGTTTATGTTGTTCTATTCGTTTCTTTGCTGCTTCAAAGTATTCTTTATCTATTTCGTATCCTGTTAAATCAAAGCCTAAATTATGACAAGCTATAGCTATTGAGCCACTACCTAAATGTGTATCAAGTATTGTATCTCCCTCTTTAGCATATTTCATAAGCAACCACTCGTATAGTTTTACAGGTTTTTGTGTTGGGTGTATTCTGCATTGTTGCATTGCAGTTTTTTTGTAAATTTTTGCTCCGTTTTTAAATGAAGTCCAAGCCATCTCACACATTGCAAAACTCATTCCTTCAGCAATTTTTTTGTCCCAAATTATAAAACACTTGCAGTTTCCCAATCTATCTAAAAAATAATTACCCCCCCAAATAACTTGATTTTTACTTATTCTTCTTAATTGTGTAAAGTATTCATTATCAGGTGTGTTTTTATCCCAATCTTTCGTTTTATATTTTTCCTTAAAGTGTGTCCCACTATTATTTATATCAATACCATAGGGAGGATCAACAATAGCTAAGTCAAACTGATTGTCTGACATCTCTTTCATTGCCTCCATACAGTCTTGATTGTATATCATCCGTTTATTTTTTTGTAATCGTTTAGATACACTTCTAATAATGGTCTGAAATCATTTATTGAGCTTACAGCTAAATGTCCTGTCTTTGCCATTTTATCGTATTGCTTAAATAAATAGTTTATAGCTCCTTTATCTTTGTTTGCTTTTATATATGCAACCTTAATAAATTCTCTTATACAGTATGCTGTTATTTTTTTGCTTCCATACTTTTCATATAAGTCAGAAAAATTATGTAATAAATATTTACCAAACTCTACATCTTCTATTTTGGCTTGTCCTTTTTTATAGAGCTGATTGTTTGAATGTTGTCCTCTTGTAAAGAATATGTTTATTACGTTTCCTACTGATACATTGTTAGAGTTGCTCATATAAGCGTCATAAACTATTTTATAATCCTCGTTTTCATCTGCAAATGCTTTTAGATAGTCAAACATACTCCAAGCCTTGTTTCCGTTGTTTAGACTTATAATACAATCTAAATGTTTTTTAACTTGTTTAGTGTCTACCCAATCTACTATGTATGCAGGTACTGTTTCTTGTTTTAGTAGCTTCGCACTTTCTATTCTGTGATGTCCCTCTAATACATCGCCTGTTACTGAGGCTACTATTGGCATCATCCATCCATAGTCTATAAGTTTTGTTTTAAAGTTCTCTGCGTGATTAACTGTCATATCTCTATTGACTTTCGCATACTTTAGTTTGTTAATTGGGTAATTAGGTTTAAACTTTCCTTTTTTTAGTGTTTCCATTGTTTTTATATTTAGTTATTAATTATTATTCTGTGCCTGATATTATTTGATCGTGTGGTAGTCTGTTTCTATTGTATTGTTCTACTTTCCATTCCTCGCTTCTTAGACTGTCTCCCTCTATTTCTTTTTGTAAGTGTGCTAATGCTCTCCAAGCTATTTTTGCTGAGTGTCTTACTCCGTCTATATCGTGCATACCGTTTTCCATTAAGTGCCTCATCAATGCATCTAAATCATCTTTGCTTTTTTCTCTGTCCCAATGTATATCTTCGTCTGGGTGATGTTGTTTACTTCCTATGTAGCTTACTCTTGCTACTTCGCATAGTGCATCAGGGAAATACTTTATTAGTCCTCTATACAAGGGTATCTCTTTTCTCTTTTGTTTGTTCTTTTCCATCTATTTCTTTTAAGGGTAATGTATCTACTATTTTAAGGAGCTTCTTTAAGTCCTTTGATTTTGTGTAATCTACTATGTGGTTTATTAATGCTTTTCTTAATTTTGATTTGTTTCTTAGTCTGAGAAGTGCTAAGTCAAAATACTTATCTATTTTATTATTGTATCTTCTGTGTACTTCAAAGGTTTTAAAACTATGTATAGCTGTTGCGTGATTGTAGCTTTTTCCTTTTGATATATAGAAGTCTCTTATTTCGTGAAATGTCATATCGCAATGGCTTCTTAACATAAAGGTAAGTAAAGACCTCATCTCTATATGTTTTCTTTGTCGTGTGTTCTCAAACACATTTACCCCTGATATTTCTATAATATATTTTGCTATTTTATTTGCCTCTTTCATAATGTTCCTTTTATGCAGTAACTATCTATGTCTGCTCCGTCAATAAAAAATGTTTTAAATTGTTCTAATGCTCTGGTTACTTTTTCCATTCCTGAATTATAAAACTCCTCACTCACATCATAAATGCCAATGTCTAGTGAGCCTTTGTCTATAGCTGCAAACTGAAATTGGTCATACGTCTTGTCAAATAATTCACAATATAAATATACCTGCACATCATATCCGTACTTCTTTGCAGCGTAAGGAAATGCTTTTAAGTCGCTTGTTGTTTTGAGATCGCATAATCGATACGAAGTGAGGACATCGGCTTTCCCTCTAAAAGGATAACCTTGCACCATACCTATTGCAGGTATTTCAAACTCACAGTCTGTTATTAATTTAAGTGCGTGTTCATTTCTTAAAAAGGCATCAGCTAATCTTTCAGCATCATTCTTTTGTTTCATAGTGTAAACCTTTCCGTGTTCTTCCTTAGCTAACTTATAAGCCTTAGTATTTTTAGATTGTACATCTACAAAGATTTGTTTCTCAAATACATCTGGCTCTAATATTGCCCAATGAAATAATGAACCTGCATCTAAAGCATTTGATTCTTGTGATCCGTATTGTGTAACGTATTTGTATTTCTTAGGACTATCTAAGAGTAGTTTGATTGATGAGGAGCTTAATGCAGCTTTTCCTAAATAGTCATAGTAGAACGTGTCATCTTTCATCAGTTCTAATATCTCATCGTGTTTAAATCTTTCTCCGTTTAAGAGTTCAATAGTATCCATATAAATATAATTATAAAACCTAAGTAACTAAATGCTAAGGCTCTCATTTTGTTTTCGTAGTTTCTCATTTTCTTGTTCTGCTTTTCTTGCTCTCTCTATTGCTCTGTTTCTTGCAAGTCTATAGTCTGAGATAGCTTCTTTATATAATCGTATGTTGTTTGTGTTTTCTTGAAAGTAGAATGTTAACCTAACAAGACACTCAGACATCTTCTCTAAGTTCTTA